GTCAAATTGTTTGAGACCAAAACATTTTCAGTGACTGTGAGGTCTTGGGTCACATAAGCATTATCATTGACCGTCAAATCTTTTGTGACCGTCAAATTGTTGGAGACCAAAACATTTTCAACAACTTCAACATCCTTGGTCACCGTCAAATTGTTGGAGACCAAAACATTTTCAACAACTTCAACATCCTTGGTCACCGTCAAATTGTTTGAGACCAAAACATTTTCAGTGACTGTGAGGTCTTGGGTGACATAGGCGTCGTTGTTGACAGTCAGATCCTTGGTCACTGTCAAGTTGTTTGAGACCAAAACATTTTCAGTGACTGTGAGGTCTTGGGTGACATAGACATTATCATTGACTGTGAGGTCCTTAGTCACTGTCAAGTTGTTAGACACCAAAACATTTTCAACAACTTCAACATCCTTGGTCACTGTCAAATTGTTTGAGACCAAAACATTTTCGGTGACTTCGAGATCTTTAGTCACTGTCAAGTTGTTAGACACTAAAACATTTTCGGTGACAGTTAAGTCTTGAGTGACGTAAGCATTATCATTGACAGTCAGATCCTTGGTCACCGTCAAGTTGTTAGACACCAAAACATTTTCGGTGACTGTGAGGTCTTGAGTCACGTAAGCATTTTCTTTGATACGCAAGTCTTGTTCGATGTATGCATTTTCGTAGACAATTAAATTACCATCTAAGTCTGTCGCACCCTTCACGTACAAAACATTTGACGCGACGTCATCGACATACAAATTTGATCCGACATCCAAAGTGTGAATCGGGTTCGTGTTGATGACACCCACATTTGATTGTGTCACTAGGTAACCATACACGTGTGCCTTAATTGGATTTGCTGTGTTCGCAGTGAAAGATGTTTGGTCAGCCGAAGATTGTGTGTGAGCCATGATAAGTTCATCATCTTTGTAGCCCACGACGACATTGGATCCTTGGTGATCAAACATCATACCGACATCCGCCGTTGTGTTGCCTTTGCCAACTTCAATGATAGCATCACTGATCCGAAGGTTTTGAGATTCTATGACAGTCAACTGTCCTTCAACATCTAGGTTACCATCAATGTGTACACCACCGGTTACATTGAGAACTGTGGACCCGGTATCATCGACCCAAAGGTTGGAACCAACATCCAACGTGTGAATGGGTTCTGTATTTGATATTCCCACATTTCCAGTAGTTATTAGGCTATTTTCTCCTTCGAAGACGATTGTACTCGTAAAAGTATTACCGATGTTTGCATAAAAGTCTACGACTCTTGGTATAATGGCTTGTTCGTCTATATCAGTATCTACGATCTCGTTTGTTATATTGTCGTAACCTACAATTTTCGTATTACCTCCAGGTACCTTACGAACTGGTGTCATATACAATGATCCTGGTGTCTGAGCTGATATTGGGGCATTCGAAGCATTGATCACGATTGTATTATCGGCCTGATCGTCAGTTGCGTGTCTCCCCAATCTGACCTTGGTCGATCGATCAATAGTGCTCAAGTTCTTCACCATTTATATAAGTCTGCATTTTAATTGGCATAGAGCAGACCTGCTACCCCATTTGATATCTTGAGTATGTTATAGTTGACTGCATAGATAGGATCCTTTATTGGTAGGGTTTCACTGAATATTTGTGCGCTATCTAGACGACTAAAATTCAATGTACCGGTTGGTTGCATCAAACTCGTCGTTAAACAGAAGCAAAATAAGAAAAAGTCTGGCGAAGTCACAAAATTTGTGTGATAGTAGTTCATGACTTCAATAAAATGCGGACGAGCCCACTTGTATCCATCAATGTCGACACCGTTGATTGTCACTTTGACCTTGTTATCATAAGATGTTAACGCACTATAATCGCTCGTATTAGAACTCGCGATGTATTTGACTGGGTGATTGAAGTGAAGCTCCTGGATGTGTTCATTACTCGGAATATTCTTCTGGACCTGGAAAATGAGCATTTCATGGTCACGTGTCGCAACCGCGCCGCGTTCTTCATTGTCAAGATAGTAGTAATTGCTGTAGGCTGACCATTTATAGTTTTGTGCATCCGGACCCCAGTGAACACGGATTTCCACATTGTGATAGTTCAACGCCACCAATGGGAGAGCATTTTGAGGACTTTCACAAAAGAAGAAACGAAGTGGGTAAAAGTAAGAACGAGCACTTGAACCAGGATGAGGACCATTGGAACTCTTGGATACATTGTTTGCAAAAGTATCTATGGCAATTTTTTCCGTAAATATGGAGTCCTGGGTATCAACAACTTGGCCACCAATCAAAAGTTCGACGTAGTCAATAAGACGTGACCAGTCTGGATGATCTAACGCTGCGTTATTATCATCAATTGTAAAGTAGGTGTACCCCAAAAGGTCACCTGTTTTTTCGAAACGAATCGTAGACATGGAATTACCATTCACAGCCCCCTGTATTGTTTGTTTTTCGACGGTCTGTGAAAAGTTGGAATGTCTTTTGAACGTCGAACTGAAGAAAGAAATTTCTGGCTTTCCCATAATATGTTCATCTTGAGCACCAATGGCGATGAGCTTTACAACACCGGATGACATATTTACAATAAGGAAAGGTTTAATTTAAGTTCGACTTTCTGCAAATGAATCTAAGCACCAAAAAATTATTACCTGTAGACGGTGTAATCAAATCACCGTTCTCATCTCTAATATTAACAGTGAGACGATCCAATTTAGAAATTGGATCCAAATATTGCTGGGCAACGACATAGTCATCCTTGAAAGAGATGACTTGGTTACCTGAAGTCGCCGTTGTATTACTCACCAAAGACGCGAACGAATTTCTTAAAACGGAGAGACCTGGATGTGTCGACGTAGACAATGGTGGATCCTTTGTCGTTCGGTCGGCAAAATTACTATCGAGTTCATCGATGGAAATATAACAATGTTCTGTACTGTATACCGTGTTGATTCGAGCTCCGAGAAGTCGAGCCTGAACAACATTACGAAGTGGTGTATTCAAATAAGCAGTGAATGTGTTCGCATTCGCTTGTCCAATTGTATCCACCGTAATCGTGTAGTATTCATAATCAAAATCCGGGTACCCGAATGTGACAGATGTCATTTACAGTAGACTTAGATTAAAGATCCACCAATTCCACCAAGGATGGCATAACTGGCCTGATCACGCACGAGCTGTTCAGACTTGCAAAGGCCACCCGGGGTCAAAGCCTTGGTGTACGTGCTTCCTTCCTTCGTGTGACCTGGTGCACATTCAAGCTTGTGTTCGAGGTCGAACAAGGAGTCTTCATTGATCGGTTCAATCTCGATCGGTCTGGGCTGGTAGTAACTGATGGCGACACGTTGGATCAGATACAAAATCGCAACAAGGCTGATGACAATCAGGATGATATTGCGGTTGAACTTCATTTACTACTACCTGACATTTTTTATAAAGTGCGTTAAAGGTAGTAGTTTAGTTTCATTATAAAGAGTAGATGGACGAAGAGATTATCCTCGATCGTGGTGACACTGAAATCCTGAAGCTTGATGAAAATGAACAGGCCCTGATGGATGAAATTCAAATTTCAACATCAAAGCCGCAACCCAGACCCCGGAGGCCGATGGCGATGTCCAGGCCTCGACCGATGATGCCGCAACAACAAGAGATTGATGCGTTTGCCAACCCAAATAAACAAACGGTACAAGCGAATGCTCCCTCTGAAGAAGTGGATTATGGTGAGGCTGAACCGTATTTTGACGAGGAAGAAGACTACGGTGATACGGGCGGTGGGTACGTGGAACAGCAACCATCGAAGGGGTACGCGTCGATCGACGAAGAAAAGGCTGACCTGTTAAACAAACTTACACGTCTTGAAAAGAAGGGTGTTAGCATTAATAAACGCCTCAATATGTATTCGAGTGTGGATGACATTCGTACAGAAGTTAAACGAATCACATACGGCATTGAGGTTGATCAATCGATTAAGTTTTCGAGAAGAATGTTGGTGGCGTGTGTCACGGGTCTCGAGTTTTTGAACAAACGCTATAACCCCTTTGAGATTCAACTCGAAGGTTGGTCCGAATCCGTGATGGAGGGCGTCGAAGACTACGATACTGTATTTGAAGAACTTTACGTCAAGTATAGAAACAAGGTCAACGTTGCACCGGAAGTCAAGCTCATCATGATGCTTGGTGGATCTGCGATGATGTTCCACTTGACAAACAGTATGTTCAAGGCTGCGATTCCAAATATGAACGACGTTTTGAAGCAAAATCCAGACCTCGTCAAGAACATGATGTCTGCCGTTCAGAATACAGCGATGCAACCGCAACAACCGGTTCCCATGTCGAGTGATGGTTCTTATGAGATGCAAGGCCCGGGTATAGACATCTCCAGCTTGATGGGTGGTATCATGATGCCGCCGCCACCACCGATGAACACTTCGGCCGTCGTTCGTGAAGATCCTTTGCCGACTGTTGCAGAAGAAGACGATGTGTCTGACATTGTATCTATCTCAGGAGAATCGACGGGTGGTGAGGTCAAGGAAGTCAACGTGGGTGCCGGGGGATCCAAGCGAGGTCGAAAAAAGAAGAAGACCGAAATTAATCTTTAGGTATAATATAAATGATAGGTTACTGTCCCATTGAGGAAGAACCAGTCGCTATACCCAGACCACGAAGGCGGGTTGTAGTGAATCAGAAAACGTCTGAAGACACAGAGTGCAACTATGTTGTCATGTTCTTCATCGTTGGTGTCCTCACACTGGCCTTGATGGACACATTGGAAAAGTAAAATTCTACTCTTTTTACCAAACACGAATAAAAAATTTGGTAAAAAGATTCTTTGGTGATATTAGAAACATGGTTGGTATAGCTATAAATAGTGCTGCAACATTACGAGAAATTGCCGATGCATGTAAAGATTATAATCTTCCAGATAATTTATTATCATACAAAAATGTTTATTTTTCAGATAGTTCCCGTGCCGGTGATGGTACTGCGAATAATCCTATTAAAATGTCACAGTTTGCTGGTAAAAATGTTATGTATAAATCGACGAATCAGAGTATAGTCAGTAGTAATGCGGGATACAGTCAAGTATTTGCTGGCTGGGCGTCAATGAAAACATCTCGTCATTGCAATTATCATGTATCGTGCGGACCAGATAACTTTGCATCGCCCGCACCCATTTTTGATAAAAATGGAAACCAAAAGGGTGAGGTATCTTTTAGTTACGAATGGTGGCGACATGTAGGTGGAAAAAACTTGGCTATAACGGATGACGGTAATTATATTATATACGGATTAGACGTTACTTTTTATATTAATAGCACAAACCAGAGATTTAGTACATTTTATATATGTTATAGAAATTCTCCCAATGATAGTCTAAATTATTATTTGAATATTTTAATTTCTACTACATTTAATTCGAATACAGAGGTTGGTGCTGCTATGGGGGATGCGATATCATACAATGGTTTATTATATATACCATCGAGGTTTAAATATGAAAATAATATTCAATACTGTAGACTTTTTGTATTTAATAAAAGCAATGTATCATTCCCATACACGATGAATTTTACGGCTCAAATGATACAAGTCGCCGATGATGTAAGTAGAATCGCAGTTACCGACAGGGGTACCGTATACATTTATACATACAATGGACAGTCGTCAAAGACTCTTGAAGCGACATTATCTGGTGGGGGTGAGGCTATATTCATAGATGGTACTTGTTCAACTGTACTTTCTGGTACAGATGTGTGGCATCGCGATGGTACGTCATGGACAAAAGCTGATACATCAGAAATTGTTAGCAATCAAGGATCCAGTCCTGCTTTCTATAAACGCATATCAGGTGACGGTCGTCTTATAGTTACAGTCGATTATAGTAATACTTATAGTTTTACCTCGTATCCTAGAGTTTTTCAGTATTCACCATATAAAAATAAATGGTATTATCTTCTCGAAGCCAGTAATCTAAGTAATTTACGAGCTCCTACTATTTTTAACCGACCTCTTGGAGTGGGATTTTGGGGTAGTATAGGTATTTCTAGCAGTGGGACTTTATTTGTACAAGAAGATGGCAATTCTGTTGTACCCAATACTTTCAAAACAGAGATAAGTTTAAAAAACTAGTTATTTTTTTTAGATAATTCCTTGATAGCTTCAACAAGTAACGCAATAACACTATTATAAGATACGGCATACATCCCATTATCTTTTGTGCATACGGCTTCGGGTAAAATTTGTATTAGTTCCTGTGCTATGAGACCACTTTTTCTCTGATCATCCATTGTATATGTATACCCACTGATTTTTTGTATTTTATCCAATGG